AGTTCCATTTCTAACGGAGCAAGTGCTGCATCTTGTTCTGCTTCTAACTGTTCTTTTGCAGCTTCTAACCAGATTGAAACATTGTTTTGATAATTCTGGCTCATTTGCTGACACATCATATTTGCTTGAGATTGGTTTTGTTGTGCAGCTTGCATTGCCATCTTAAATGCGGTTACTTCATCCTGCGTGAACTGACCATTAGAGCCATATTTGCCTTCTTGAGGATTACCATCTGCATCTTTGTATTGTCCCAAGCCGCTAGTATAGTAATCTTGAAGCATTTCTTGAAACTTAACCTTATCCATTGCAGGGAATTTGTTATCTTTATCTTTTGGTATTTGTCCGCTTGCAAGCATATCCCCCATTTGATTAAGTACAAATGAGGTTATGCCGCCACCTGACATGTTCCAAGGGTTAAAGGCTTGATTTTCCATACCTAAGCCCATCTGATTTCTAAAGAATACAGAAGCTTGACTCTGCATCATCTGAGCTTGTTTTTCTAATTGCGTCATTTTACTCGAGTACATTTTTTGCACTCGAGAAATGTTCTTAGTCATACGGTCAAGGCGGTTGCCATAGCGCAGCTGCTTTAACGTCAGTTTATTGACTTGACGTTTGAGCCTCATTTTTTCATGTAGTAATAACAAGAAAGCCATTTTTTATACCGTCTCCGTATTTTTTATACTCTTATATATATAAAGTATATTTATTGCTAAAAATTTCGTTTTTTTTAAATTATTGTTACAAAAGTTTACATTAGAATTGTTACAAAAATTTACAAGATATAATATAATATTTTTAATGAAGTATAAAAAATTAACACCAGAACAAATAAAAATATCTTTAGACAGACTAACTAGATTTAAATTTACCAGAGAAAAATATTTAAGAGTTTTTTCAGATATAATTTTATCAAATCTAATTGAACCCAAAATCAAGAAAAGTGAATTATTAAATTTGCCTGTACATCAGATAAAAGAACTAGCGGAAGAAATTTTTAATAATTCACTCGAAAATCCGATTTCTTGTGACTACTCAATAAACTTAAGATTAGCGGAATATGAAAATTCCATTTTTAAAAATGATACAGAAACCCGGTGTCTGTTAGAAAACAGATTAAATTATCATGAAGCTGTTAAATCTATTGGAGAGGATTGCTGTGTTAATCTAAAGTGGCTTAAAAATTTATCGAGAGCTTCTGATTTAATAAGCATGAGAGAAAATTTGTTTCTTAAATATCCAATAGAAAAAGTACTGCTGGTAGAAGGATTAACGGAAGAAATTTTACTACCAGCCTTTTCTAAATATTTAGGTTATGACTTTTATCAGAAAGGTATTCAGGTTATTCCAGCCGGAGGAAAAAATCAAGTAGTTAAAATGTATTACAAACTTATAGAAGAGCTTAAAATTCCTGTATTTTTACTTCTGGACAAAGATGCAGAGGATAATATCCGACAGATTAAGCCTAAGCTTAGAGATATTGATAAAATTCATCTAGTTAGTTGCGGAGAATTTGAAGACTTGCTTCCTAAATCACTTATAATCAAAACGTTAAACATGCATTTTGCAAATTTTACATCAATTTCCGAAAGCGATTTGGATGATGAACAGCCTGAAGTAAAAAATTTAGAAAATATTTTTAAAACTAAAGGATTACATGAATTTAAAAAAGCAGAATTTGCCAAACTTGTAAGAGCAAATATAACAGAAAGCTCTGATATTTCAGCTGAAATAGCGGAAATTATTAAAGAAATATCAGAAAGTAATAAAACCCTTGACAGTAAATTTTGTTCTTGTTAATATATATCTCGTGGTTATTCCACAGCCGAAGTATAAAAGGTTTATTGATAAATTAATAATTCAAATTTTAATAATTTGCGCTTGTAGCTCAGCAGGTAGAGCACTCCCCTTTTAAGGGATAGGTCGCGCGTTCGAATCGCGCCAAGCGCATATTTTTTTGCTTTTATTAATGGCAATTGCTCACAAAATGCTCACAGTTTTTTCAAGTACATCTACTGCGTGTTCATTAACATCTTTTATTAACCTGGAGTAAGCATTCATTGTTGTCAGAAAATTGGAGTGCCCAACTTGGGATTGAATATACTTTAGTGGCAAACCTGCGGCAAGTAAAATATCAACATATGTACCACGTAAATCATAAAACCTCATATATTTTCTATCACCAAACATTTCTTCTAAAAGAGGCTCAAACCTTCTCTGTATTAAATTTCTTGGATTATGTAAATTACCAACGCTATTTATAAATACAAATTCACTCAAAAGTGGCTGTTGTTTTTTATGGTTTTTTAAAATTTTGACCAATGTTGGAAATATATCTATTGTTCTATATGACGATGAGGTCTTTAAGCTCTCCTTTAACTCGCCAGAAGTATATTGTCTTTGTATTTTAAGTTTACCATTCGTAAAGTCAAAATCACTCCATTTTATAGCTAATAGTTCACCCTCTCTTACTCCTGTAAAAATCTGCGTTGCCAATAAAGCATAAAAATCAGGATATCTTTCCTTGCATAGTTGTAGCATCTTTAATGCTTCTTGCACTGTTAAGCGTTTACGCTCTTTATTAACTACTTTAGGCTTTTCCACCCTTAAAAATGGATTTTTAATTATCAAATCGTGCTTAATTCCATAATTAAAGACTGCTTTTGCAAATTTTACACATTCTGCAATTGTACTAGCTGTCTTTTTGCACTCTTTAATCCAGTTCTCTACAATAAGTGAAGTTATTTTATTTAACTTCATTTTGTGGAAATATTGCAAATGATTATACATACTATTTTTGTAATTTCTTTGAACAGCTTTAGATTTGCTTTCGCATTTCTTTAAAAACATTTCAGCCAATTCCTGAAATGTTATTGTTTCAGCTAAAAGGCTATAACCTGTTCTAAACTTGGTTATAGCCTCTTGTTCTGCCTTAACTGCTTCATTTTTAGTTCTGAAACCGCTTTTCCGGTATTGTTTTCTTGGTGAGTTACTAATGGTTAAGCAATATTCCCATACAAAACTTCCATCATCTTTGTACCGTTTCCTAACGCTCATTTTTCCCCGCTTGTCTTATATCTGCTTCGCTTATAATCCAATACGGCATCCTCAAGCCAAACCGTTTTTCCACCATAATCTATACAATCTATCTTATTTTTAATTAGCATATTTCTTGCTGTATGGTACTTTAAACCTAGTATTTTGGCTGCTTCTGTTGTTGTAAGAGTATTTTTATAAGCAACATCATTGTTTTTTATTAATTCTATCATTTTTACCTCGTTATAATATTTCTATATAATCATTGACTTCGACAGACATTGACAGGTTGGTCATTGGCAATTCCTTTCTAGAAACTCTTTACAAGTATTCCGTAACCTTGTGAAAAATTTCTTAGGTAATTCTTGTTTATACCATTCTTGTAATTTATCTGGAAGCACTTCAAACAAAAAGGTTGCAAATACACCTGCTAAAAACATTCCAGATAGCACCAAGAAAAGCGCATACATCAACATACAGAAAATCTCTGTTAATTCAGTTATTTTAATTATCATTCTTCCCCCTTTGCCTTGCTGATGATGTCGAGGATTTGAAGGGAAATATTGTGACAATATGATAATTGTACTTCTTCGTCATCTTCTTCAAAATCGTCTAAAGTTGACTGTATTAATCCCTCAATCTCCTCAAGAGCCTTGCGGTAGCAGCTTCGTTGCCGCCACATTTTTAACCAAGCCTCAGACCATCTTATGTTGTCATTGTGGCTATAATCTAATTTTTCTTGTAGCTCCTCGCACTCCTGCGTTTTGCGGGCGAGTTGTTTGTAATAGCAGTTTGGGAAATTGCTACATTTTTGATGTGCTCGTATTATACAATTTTCTTGAGAACCATAAAATTCGCAATCCCCCACATCCACGCCGTCAATTATTATCTGTTTTTTATCTGTCATTGTTACCCCCTTTAGTGCTTCTATTTCTGTAATAAACGCTTTGTAACATTCACCGAAGTAATAACTTTTACCCGGTCTGTTGACAGCTCAAATACATCAACCGATAAAATATATTTAAAGCCATTTAAAAATTTTATTATGTCAAAATTATTAATTATTGCCTTCTCCTGCCAATATATTTAATATGTTCTCTAAAAACTCATTTAAAAAGTATTGCTTAAATTCCGAAGAACCCAGCTCCTCCGATTGTATGTGAGCATTCTGTACCTCTGCTCTAACAGCATTTAGCTTAATATGTTCATCAGTAAGTCTTATAGATTTCTTGGCAAGTTCGGCTATCTGGGAATGAGTCAATCCGGTAAAATATTCATCATCAAGCGGATTATTCTTCATACCCATTTCAGTCATTACCTTATCTCGGATAAAGTCCTTGTAACCTTTACCTTGTAAGATTTCTGTTATCGTAGATTTAATCTGACCTTGAACACATTGTTTTATAAGATAACGCAGTCTGCTTTCATCACTAAATAATTCTTCTTTTATTAATTCCGGCAATTTTTTCTTTATATGCTCTGCAATTTCTGCTTGATTTTCTAATTGTAATGTAGTGCTTATGTGCATTAATATTCCAACCTTTCCAAATTTACGTTTTCATTTATGATATCCCATATTTCGTCATACACTTATGAAATAGGAATTTCTCCTCGCAATTAAAATTTGCCATAGCAAGCCATTAGCCACGACTTACAGCTTCATTTCTTATTTCGTCAGTAAGCCTTCTTAAGCAAGGCATTTTACAATCCTTAGTTGTACAAAAAGTCATATCTTTGTATGTGAACATTATTCCCCCTTATACAATTTACAAACACGTCTAATATGGGTAAAAAACTTTTTTTGACATTTATCGCATAAGTTGAAGCCAAAAATCAGTTTCTCACCTGTATATCTTTCATTGATTGAAAGTGAAAAACGTTTGTCGTTAGCACTTAACTCCTTTCCGCAATTATTGCAAATGATTTTTATCATTTCTTACTCCCATGTCTTGAAGTAACATAAACTGCACCTTTGAATTTTTCAGGGAAATCTATATAGATGCTTCCATCATTTCTGATGAAACGACAAATATCAGCAATATTTATAGCCGAAATACCGTTAGGAATTTCCATACAGATATCACCTAACATTGAATTCGGATATTTATCTCCGGCTTTAAAAGTAATTATTTCAACCTTGCCAAAATTGATAATGTTAATAAACATACCATTTTTAAAATCATAATCTACAACGTCTTGAATATTAATACCTTGTCCACCTTCAACGTCAGTAGTTTCTATCGCAATATTGGCAATACATTCTTCATGGTTTAATTCCGGATATTGTATTTTTACATCAATTCTTTCTTTCATTTTAACCTTCCTATAAGTAACTTTTAATCAAGTCTGTTATTTGCCTATCAAAAGGCTTTTTATCGTCTGTTTCAGACCAAAGGAATATTGTTACACCTAGATAAGCCATCTCTTTGTAGAATGACACTAGCTTTGTGTGAACATTGAATTCAATACCTATGTTTTCTGAAAACTCATTGAAGCTTTCAATTGTAACAGGTACTGTCTTTGTAATTTCTTTGTATAACCTTTTGTAAGTAAATTTCTGTTGGAAGTTCTTGATATATTCAAAAACTTCTGTGCTCAATTCATTTAAGTCTTCGTGATTGAAATCTAATTCGTGAGCAGGATTTCTTATATAAAGTGTTAGCTGTGTTTTAACCTGTCTTGAAATCCTATCGAACACAACCATCTTTCTGTTAATTTCTCTTATATCTCCTCTAGCTATAATATCTCTTGCTTTTGAGATATCGGAAAGAAGATTTGATACAACTTTTTTCATTACATGCCTAAACTTTCACAATAATCTATCAATCTTTCAGCACAATCTTGTCTGCCTATTGTTGCAAATAGGTCGCATAACTTGTATGCAAACCTTTTATTTAATTTGTACATTTGTACAATTCTCTTTTCCCTTTTGCATATTGTTCTGAATTCATCAAATCCATATCTGCCCATAAATGTGTACATTCTATTTTTTGATAATCCGGCTATATCCGCTAAATCCGTAATCGAACATAATTTCTCTTTCATTGGCATAGCTCCTTAATTGGAACTGTCAGGAGGAGTGAATTCTATAGTCAGGACTGTACTCTTGTAAATAAAAATACCTGCTGCATTAACGATTAATTCTAAATCCAACATTATATTTTTCCCTTTCTTTATTTGCCCTTCTTGCTTCTGCTAAATTTGAGAAATCAATTTTCTTAAATTCGTTCAACAAGTATTGAGCCTGCTCTGCACTAATTTCTTCGCAATTGAGAGCAACATGTACTTTGTCCATGAGCTCCTTAATTTCTCCTGATAAACTTCCAGCCCTTGCCCTTGGAGTATTTAACAGTTGGTTGTATTTATCCTTGGAAACTTTTAGGCAGGAAGTAAAAAATTCGTAAGTCGACATTAATATTCTCCTAAAATATACTTTTTGAAAAAGTACAAAATATCCTCATCCGTTAACTTTTTCGAGGTTCTGATAATCATTTCGCCATTTAATTTATCAACAACGATTTCTGTATTTCCCTCTACATAGCGCTGCTTATTAATTCTCTTTTTACCTATATTGAATAAATTTATTAAAAATCTAAACATTACTCTCCTTTCATAGCTGTCTACATCTCGTCTAAAAAGCTAATCTCTACTTCTATTCTCGGATTTTCTCTATCTAGCAGGACTTTTGAACCATCTGTAGAAACGATGATATTTGAGTTATCATCGACAAATACTTCGGCTTTAACTAACGCATCTGCAATAGCCTGCATATAGCCCATTAAATCGCTTCTAAAATTCTTTTCCTTATAGAATATACATCTTAGATTGCAAGGCATGTCTATGGGCTTGCTAGTGGGCTTAGCTTCATGAATAAATGTGCATACTTGCTTTTCAAATTCTTTATATTGTTTGCTAGGTAATAATAAGGTTCTTCCATTCTTTAATGTAACGATGCTAGAATGGTTTTTCTTAGTACGTGGCTTTACTGGTATTGTAAATTTAATCATATCCTCTCCTTTATGGTAGAGGTTATGTGCGATTATATTTTTATTCGTTCTGTTATTTTCTGATACATTCCATTGAATATTAGCGGTATTGTAATATTCGCAGTACCATGTCTGTTTTTTGCTACAATAAAGTTCATATCTTCCGGATTTTTAGAGTCGTCAAAACAGAAGTCACGATGTACAAAAAGTATCATATCTGCATCCTGCTCAATTTTTCCGCTATCTCTTAGGTCAGATATTCTAGGCTTTTTATCATCTCTGTCTTGTATGTTTCTGTTTAATTGGTGCAATGCGATAAAAGGTTTTTTAGTTAGCATTGCAGTTAGTTTGATAGTTCTTGATATATCAGAAAATTTCTCATAGCTTGCTTTATTGCTAAAACTGTCAATTAAGCCTAAGTAGTCAATAAAAACAATATCTGAATTAGATTTCATCTCAATTGCTTTTATGGTTTCTATGCCTACTGTTTGGTCTTTAAATATTCTGATAGGCATATTTTTTAGACTTTTAGCACCTTCCATATATGCTTTTTTGTCTTTTTCTGATAGTTCAAATGTTCTGAATTTGCTGGCATTAACTTCGGCTATGGAACATATAATCCTTTGTTGAAGCTGTTCTCTTGGCATTTCTAAGCTGAATATATCAACTTTTTTACCTTGACTTGCAATTCCTATTGCTAAATTAAGAAGCATACAGGTTTTGCCACAACCGGGTGTAGCAGCTAAGACAACCATATCGCCCGATTGAAAAGAACCAATAACCTTATTAATAGAAGGATATTGAGTAAATACAGCTTTTTCTTTTCTTATATTATAATCTGATATTGCATCTTCTGCGTGAAAAGAAACATCTACCATATCAGTTTCTAGTGCATATTCTTGTTCTTCATCTATAATCTTTAAGAAATCAGCTTTATTTTCAGCTTTCCTATAGCATTCAACAAAATATTCTTTTTGAATTTTTTTAATCCAATAGTCAATTGTGCCTGCTGTTGTTGCATAATTGTATAAATCTACTACATAACCATCTAATTTTGCTTCTAGTCCTGCTATAAGTCTAACTTTGTCTACAAATTGTTTAGTACCTATTAATTCAGAGTCTTCTGTTTTGCACAAATCTTTGATGATTTCATATATAGTTCTTACACTTTTACTGAAAATCATCTTAGATGGTACATACCTAAAGACTCTTTTAGCAATATACAAATCCAAGAATGGTTTTTCGGCATATAGAAGTGTTGAAATCAGAGTTGCTTCATTGTATTCGTAATCAATCTCCATTTCTTTCTCCTAGCCAATCTTCGATTGATTTGTATCTTATAGTAGGTTCATTGGATTTTGGTTTATTATTAGGATTAGATTGATAGTTATTTCTTTCCCAAGTTCTAACACAAGCTTGCCAATCCTTCATACTTGTTTTACCAACTTTCCAACCATTACTTTGGTAGTGGTTTATAAAACGAACAGGGTCAACAAGATTATTTCTTTCCTTGCAATATCTTTCAACTTCTTCTAGTGTTGGTGGTACAAATTTTAATTCGCCTATATAATCTATATTATTTACTTTCTTATATACTATATTATTATGTAAACTTTGTTTAACGGTACCGTTAAACTTTGTTTCATCCACCGTTAAACATTGTTTACTACCGTTAAACTTTGTTTCATTAATTTTATAAGTGCAATATTTAACACTTCCACTATGAACTTCTTGTTTTACTATTAGATTTTTATCCAAAAGGCTTTTAAGATTTTTGATAACACCTTGTTTTGTAGAATTCGTCCATTCTGAAAGGTATTGTAAGCTACCATTGAATTCTTGCTCTGATGTTTGAGAAAATCCATATATGATAGCGTAAATCAATAACTCATTTCCTTTTAATCCTAATTCATTAACCATCCAACCTTGGATAGTTACGTAGTTTTTGTAATTAACTAATCTATCCCCCATCTTTTTTCCTCTACTAAATTATGAAGTGATAAATGCTTATTAATCCTAATCGCATTGCCTTGATTGCTGCCATAGCCTTATTATTCACTTGCAGCTTCCTGAACAGAGCCACCCAGTAATTTCTTACTGTAGTAGGTGCCAGGTTCAGTTGATTTGCAGTGTCGGCATCTGACCAACAGGCTCGCATTAAGATGTCAAATTCCCGCTTAGTTAGTTTTGTTGCCATTATTTTTCACCCCAGGGTAAATTTTCATTTTCTGCTACAAACGCTTTTTTGTCTTTATCAAAGCTTACTTTAGTGTAAGAGTTGGCAATGAACTGAGTCTTTGATACTTCAATACCCTCTTTATTCTTGTACTTGTTTACGCTAATTCTGCCTTCAAGATAAACACTGTCTTTTTTCTTGATTTCATCGGCAAATCTTTCCGCTGTTTCTCCAAACAATGTTACTTCCACTGACTCATAAAGACTTTTTCCTTCCTTATCCCTGCCAAGGTAGATACCTAACAATACCTTAGTGATAAATCCGCCTTTTTCTGTTGCTCTTGTGTCAATGTAGTTGGCATTTCCAATCAATTCAAATTTGTTGCTATTCATTTTTGCTCCTTTCAGCTATAAGCTTTTTGTCTAATATATCCTTTTGTGATTTCAGTTTTTCTTTAGCTTCTTGTAATGCTTGCGCTAAGGCTACCTGTGTGCCTAAATCGGCATGTATTCTTTTTATGTAATAACAAGGGGTGAAATTAGGATTAAACGCGAAGAAATCGCACCAAGCACGCTTAGAAACATATATCTGCATTTGCATTTGGTCTAAGTATTCTTTATCTATCTTTTCATCCAAGATTAATTGAAGAAATCTATTGTCATTAGGATTTTTTATTTCTAATAAACCTTCTTCATTTACTAAGCCATCCGGAGAACATCCTTCAAACTCATCAGTTTCTATAAAGCCTACTTGTTGTACTTTGTTTCCTGTTTCCAGTTCATATACTGCCCTTGCTTTAGCTTCATAGTCGTTTCCTCTTTGCATATTAGAGTTCTTGTATTTATCAGAATATTCCTCATAATTACCAGAAGAGTAGTATTCTGCTAACATTTGTTTTATTAGCGTCTGAACACCTCTTCCCCTTGCTAAGATTGTACTGGCGTGGCTTGCCGTAAACTTAAGTTTTTTGATATCATACCACTCTTTACTTCCTTGTTTAATCTCATTATGTATTATCATGCTGCTTTACCTCGTAATTCATTCCCTTTGACTGTTATAAGGTCTAGCAGACTGCTATTAGATACAATTTCGTTTTTGTATTCTGTATAAAGCTTTTTAAGTTCAGCCTCTGTCTTACATTCTCTGATTAAGGCTGATAAAGATTTTCTGCTTTCTTCCCTTTTAGCTTCTTTTTCCTCTTCTGTTTCAGCAAGCTTTTCCGGCAAATCTTCACCTGAATAGATGTAAAGCCCTATGCCGTACATTGCAATGTTTTTGACCAGGCAACGCATTATTGCCTTGTTTACGTCAAACATTGATGCTCTTTCAACTGTTTTACTCCCATATTTAGTAGTGTATTCGTAAGGTTCGGACTTCATAGCTTTGTTGTTACTATCCATAACAGGAAGCCACATTTCAAGTTCTTGACCCTCACCATCCCTGACTTTTGTACATACCATATACCCCGTTTCGTCATACATATATGGAACTAAATGACCGCCCTTTTCAAATTTCAATATTTCATAATCTCCATCCGGATAGGCCTTTTTAAACTCTGCCCAGGCAAATGTCCAGGAAAGATAATCCAGGACCGTTTTTCCGTTCTCACGTTTTTCTTTTTTGTCATTTACATTAAGTTTTAATAGTTCTTCAAATTTACCCATTGTATTCTCCTATATTCTGTTTTCTGCAAGTCTGGTGTTAAAGTTGTAAATGTTTTTGAGCATCACAATAAATTCCTCCTGTGTCCTGCAATTATAGGCTAGCGTTGGATACTTCGACGTTTTATTAATCATGATTGTCCAGTTAAAACCTCGCCTTGTAGATAAATCTGCTAGAGCAGAACACATTTTTGTTGCAGGTTTCATCTTTAAGTTTTGTGCGATGGTCATAAAGTTTTTATAAAATTGGTTTACTTTGAGTTCTTCATCCATTTTGAATGATAAACTCCCGTCTTTCACCTTCTTTCTAATATCACCATTAATACAAACTCTAAATCCCATTATTAAAATTAAGTTACACCCGCATTTTAATTCATTACAAAGCCGTTTCAGCCTTGTATAATTAGGATTTTTATCCTTTTCGCAATAGTAGTTTACATAATCTTCTATACCCCACTTCTTTTGCGTTATATTCAAATCTATTATGGAGTCATATGCGATATTTCTAATTTCATATGGTACTTCTAAACCCATTTCTTTTAATGCTGTAAAGCGATGTTGGCCATCAAAAATCTCAAAATCATCATTTACTAATATGGGGTTGCCGATATAACCATTCTTGCTGATACTGTCTTTAATCTTGTTTATATGGTTTCTATCAAGTCCTTTTCTATTAAATTCAAGCAGTTTAAAACGCTCATAGTCTTTTGTCGTTTCCATAATCAATTCCTTTTATTTATCTTTTTCCTTCGTTCAACTTCGGCATTGAATTGTTTCATTAATTCTTTATCGCCGTACGTTTCACAATAAGCTCGTTTTAGTTCTATAACAATATGATTAAGAAATTTAATTACAGATAGTATAAAATTTTCAATCATATTTACCTCGTAATTAAGTTGTAATATATAGCCTTGCATTCCTCAATATAATTGATAAGAACAGTTAATCATCTCCGGTGTAAAACACTACATCATTTACTGCTTCACACCTTTCAAGATATTCTTGTTCTCGTCTGGAGAGGAAATTAGAAAAATTTTTAAGTGCTTCCTTGCGTTTTACAATATATTCAGTTCTATATTCATCCTCGTTTACATAGAATAACAAGGATTTATACTCATTTTTGCTTAGAGGTATTCTTATCATTACTTGTGTACTCATTTTTTAGTATCTCCCGTTTTTCTTTTTCGCTTAATTCGTCAAAATAAAAGTATGTCAAACATTCGACATACTTTCCCGCAGAATAATAACCTGCATCAGCAATAGTCATAGTTATTCATCCTTTCGTTTGGTTAGGTGATAGAAACCGCATAGAGGGCAGAAATATACTCTCTGGTTATATTTCATTGCCCTCTGTTGTGCCTTGGAATAATCTTTAAATTTAGATTTTTTCAGGCAGCTTCTAAACATATTAAATGCGTTATACTTCATATCACATCTCACTAAGTTGTAGCATTTTTTGAGTTGTTGAATTCGTTCTAATCGTTGTTCTATAAGCACTTTTAAGAATTTTAGTTTGTTTATATTGCCAACTATTTCGAATTTAAGAATAAAACCCTCACTACAAAGAGGTTTATAATCATAAATAACATATCTGTTATATTTACTTTGCCAAGCTTTTTCTTTTATTGTACAAGTGTTTTCTTCCACTATTTCTTCAATTACATCGTGTTTATCAGGTGTTACGGCAACTATAAGACTGTTGCCTATTACTTCAATACTTTCTTCTTGTTTCATTTCCATATTAAGCTCCTATAAGCATCCATATTGTTCCATTTCAAATTCGACTTGGTCAATATAGTCTTGTTGTTCTTTATCTTCCAAGTCTTTGTCATATTCTTTTTCTTTGTCCATATCTACACCTTTATTACTACGCTAGTAGGTATTACATCTGTTTGTGCTTCTATGTGGGTAAATGGCTTATCATTACCTTTCTCGATTTCTCTGATTGCAGAGAAAACAAAGCTTGAAGCATACTTATAAATATCAATGAAATTCTCCCGGACACAGGAACTTTCTTCTTTTATTTCAATCTTAGGCCGGGCTTTTTGAAATAATCCCCATAAATAGTCGCGGCAGCTTGTTTCGTTGCAGCAGGCATTGCAGCTTTCACATTCTTTAAACAGTTCATCTCTTGCGTTCATGCATCCCTTGAAGAAATAATTTTTGTATTCCCAATATTCCATTAATTCCTCTTTGGTTGTTATATATTTTGTTTTGGCTTCAAAAGACTCCATATCTGCTGATAACAAATTTCTGTAGTACTTAACCTGAATTTCATCCTGTAAATCTATAAAGTAGATACTGCAGGAATAGTCTAAGTATCTTAAATCAATTAAATATCTTGTTTCAAATGATGTAAGGCATTCGTTTAGCAGTTCCAGACGGCATTCCAGATTATCAAAACCGCTTACAACATATTTTGATTTACGGGTATTCAAATTTACATTTTGGAATTTATCCACATATGCATAAACACTTGCACTCTTTATGTTTTGTATTCTTTCTTTTGACCTTATTGCTTTATAACCGCCTGCTTCATTTCGCGTGTACCATTGATTACGCAAATTTTTTTCCTCAATTTTGTCAAAATCAATTAAAAGATAATTTTTGAAATATGTGCTTCTTGCTGCTTGGTCAAGAATACCAGTTCCTGCCGAACCTAAGCCTATTACTGTAAAGTCATATTCTGATTTAGGTATTTTAGATATTAAATTTTCACATTCTTCGTGAGTAATAATTGGATAATAAGTGCTTATGTTATCTTTATTCTTATCGAGCTCTTCTTTTTTTATAATTGTGTAGCTGTTATTTAATTTCAATTTTACTGCTATTTCATTTCTGTTTGGAATTTTAATATCTTTTAGCTTATTTAAAAGATATTCTTCGCCGTTATTTGCATTACTTCGTGTTAATAGTTCAATAATAGCGGCGTTGTTTTTGATGCTTCTGTTGCTGTTATCTCTGATAACATAATCATAACCCTCGTTAACAACATTATTTACGGTTTGAAATGCCGAGTCTGAGTTCTGCCCCATCATTTGACCTTTTATAATTTTGTCAACTCCATTTATTCTACATATGTGATATCCTGTCACAGGATTACAAAATTCCTGGTAATTAATTAATAATACATTGCCGTTATCAAGTTCTAATTCATCTGTTTCTATATCGCCGCTTAAGTTAACATGACTAAGAAATTCGTGTATTCTAAAGAATTCTCCATCATATTCTAATGAATTTATACACTTAATTCTTGTAGATGAATTCTCATAACCCATAAATAGCAAGTCTTCTATTGTTTGCCTTCTTTTGGTAATAACATTTGTCCAGTTCGTTTTATCAACATGGACAATCTTAAAATCACCGGCATTATTATTTATTTCTTCAACAACTTTTAAAAGTTTTGTTCTTTTTGCGGCATCCATCGTATTTCCTTTCTTGCAAATGAGGGAAAGTATAAACTCTCCCCCTTTTTTGATTACTAATAAACTAACCGTTTTTCTTTGGTGTTGATGTGAAGTATTTGCCATCTGCTTCAAAGAGGTCATTGCTTCTCATTACATCTCCATCTTCGTTAACGATTTTTACATTATCCAAATCATAGGTTTCTTTGAATTCTTTTATTGTCATACCGGCTTCAATTGTGTAATTTTGAATGCCGGATAATGTAATCAACTCAATTTTTACTTCATCTGATTCATTAGCACCGTTTTCCAATGCATCGTTTACTCTGTTGAAATCTACCATTTCACGTTCCTTTCTTATTTAACTATTCCTAATGCTCCTTCACAATCTTCACAAAAGCCAGTAGTCAACTCGTGTGAATTAATAAGAGGTATTCCGCAGCTTTTACAATGACATTCATCAAGGTCATCTGCTGCATTATTGCCATAACCGTAATAACCGCTGTAATAATCCGTTGGATACGTAACTGCATTTGCTTTTGTATCTTTTATAAAAATTGGTCTAGTACAATTTGCTTTAATATCTGCTTCTGCTTCTTTGTATATTGCATCTATTTCCGCTTTTTCAATATCTTCATCTGTGATATATAAATCAATCGAGTCATGTTTATTTGCTGAAATATAATTTATTAAAGTGAATTGCTGTTGTTTATTTACAATCATTGCAGGGAATTGTTTATGTCCGCGTAAGGCACTCATACTTTCATAATTATCCCAGTCTGTACCGGATGGACTGGTCGGCATATCTACGTGTGAATGCCAGTCTAATTCCCATTCACTTAGCTGTTCTGTTGGAATGCTTCTGACAAAATCCATTACAGCATCTTCATTGCATTCTACATAGGCGCTTTTAACTTCTTGTTTTAGTATCTTAAAGTCTGTGATTATACCATCTTGAATTCTTCCAAATCCTGATATTTCGTAATCACCAATTAAGTTGATATAGCACATAAGCTTAATATAAGCCTTCTTGGTAATGCTTAATTTATCATATTTAGGTTTTGCAAAAATATTGTAGATTATGTTCTTGCATTCTTTTAATGTTACCGGAATTACACTTGATTTTGTTTCTTGTTTCTTTGTTTCAAATAAGTTGTTTTGTTTTCCCCAATTATATTTCTTCTTTTGTTTCATTTTATTCCTTTCTAAAATAAAGAGCTTCCTTTTTACTGGAAGCTCTCGTTCTGCTTACAGCGCTTTTCAGCAAGTTCTTTTGCTAAATTGTTTCTTACACCTTCTGCATATTTAGGATATGGGATGTTTTCTTCATTCAATCCTTCCACCATCAAATCGCAAGCTGTGTCAACTGTTTCGCCTAGTTTGAAATCTACTATGTATTCTTTTTTCTTGAAGTAGCTTAGAATGCCCTTCCATTCTCTTACGTGTAGATTTGTGATAACAAACTTGTCAGCTTTACCCGACTCTAAGAAACCTCTGTACATTTGACCATAAGCGTATTTGAATACGTCAAATTTTCTGTTGTTTGTTTGTTGTGCTGTTGTCATAGTTGACCATCCTTTCTTTTCTTGGGCTAACTGTAATATCCAATTATTCGATTGGTATTAATTCTTCAATTATTATCCTATTGTTCAGTTCTGACTGGCTTTTTTGTTTTCTATCTATTCCAATTTGTATAATCAGAATTATGTTTGTGATTATCAGAGCAATTATTAGTTTTCTCATTTTTCTTTCCTTTTCAGATATGCTACGATTGCACCTATATAAAGAAAAATCAGAGAATAATAATCTCCGATTTTCCCAATAAACCAAACTGCTGTAATTAAGAATAAAATCATTAATAATCGTTTATTCTTTTAAGAAACGCATTTTTACTTTTTGGTAAGAACCTGTATTTCTTTAAGATATCTTCTAATGTATTCATATTATTCTCCAAATTTATAAGCTACTTTTACATCTGTGTTATGTATTAACCACTTTGCTATTTCAGGTTCAATTTGATATTCTTTGTCTTTTAAAACCAAAGTTCTTTTATTGAATTCGCATATTAGTTTTTTCATATTGTTACTTCTGCTTATTAACCACTTATAATATTGCTGTAATACTAAAAGTGAAGGATTATGATTGAATAACCCTTCACCGCTCGTTACTGATATATCCATATACTTTTCAAGTTCTATTTGGCTTCTAAATACCGGTGTCTGCATTCTTCGCCTCTCTAATTATAGTTATAATCATTTGTATTATTTTTTCACTATCATTTCCTGCATCTTCTATTTGCTGATGAGGTAGTATCATATACAAAGCGCGTGTATAATCTTCAATCTTATCCAATGCTATTTTGTATTGGGTATTTTTAGTTATACATTTTGCAGTACATATTTCACATATACCTGTAGGTCTTGTAGAGTCTATAAATTCCTGCTGTTTTTCAACTTTCTCTTTTAATTTTTCGCACTCCTGCTCTTTAGTTTCTAAGATTTCTTTTAAAGCCAGGATAATATCAAATTCTTGTTTTTCTTCGTCATATCCACAAAAGTCGCCTAGTATCCTTGACTCGACAAGTTTGAACAATTCATTATATAGTTGTTCTTTACTTTTAAGTTCTTTATCAACTGTGTTAAGTATTTGACTTAGCTCTGTTGTTTTAAATGTCGTATATTCAAGTAAATAGTCTTTATTTCTATCCACAGTTTCTAAATTAATTCTGAATTGTTTTATCAGAAATTCTTTTTCTTTGTTATCAGTCATTTGTTATCTCCTTTACTGTTCTTTACATTTCTTGATTTAATCTTTCAAAATGTGATATAATTACGATACTTCCCAGCTCGGGTCTAAACTAGACAAGAGACAAGAGCTTAAATTAGAAACAAAACTTAAGTTTTATGTTTCTGCGCAGCCCCACACGCGCAGCAGAAACATATCAAAAGCTCTAGAATAAAAGCCAAAAGCTCCTAAAAAAAGAAAAGCAGATGCTTATAGAAAGCACCTGCTAAACTATTATTTAATAGGCATAACCTAGTTTAGAATATCCATCTGCATATTCTTGAGTTTCTACTTCTGTTTTTAAAAACTCTTGATATTTTTCTTCAATAAGTTCTGATACATCTTTTGTTTGAGTTTCAATATATTTAGCAAAGTCATTGTAATTATCAAATCCCAGCTTTTGAATGAACATTTCAAAAGTACAACTATCAGCCTTTTCAAGATATTCATTATCTAAACCAAATCTTTTGTAATCAAAGTTAGGGCATTCTAATTCAGCTCTGTATTTATCATTTGTTGCTAAAGCTTTTTCAACCACGCTTAGATGGTCAAATTCATGTTTCTTATTGTACTTAGCTATTTTGTATTCTTCCTTTTCATAGGCAGGTGCTATGAATTCAGAAGCAGTATTCAAGTCTTTGTATTGGATTGTATATTCACGAATACCATTATTATAATCGGTAGTTACTTTGGCTATCTTAAACGCTTTGGCTTTCATCGTAATCCAAGTTATTATCTTTTCAGGGTAATATCCTTTGAGCTTAAATGAGTCTTTAGCTTCATTACCTCTTAGCTTTTGTGTTTCATTATATACAATTTGATTTCTAATCACGTTAAATATGTTATTTGTCATTTCTTAATCCTTTCCAATTTATGTCTATTACTCAAAAAGCCCTAGTATTACACTAGAGCTTTTGTTACTGATTTGATTGCTTTTGCTATATCAAAGCTATTAAATACATTGTATTCTTTTCCGGCTTTTGATTTCGCTTTAGCTTCTATATTCAAGTCTTTTATTTTGACTATTGTTTGCACTCTGCCATATTCATCTATTTCAGTTTTCCATTCTACGAATTTCATAGCTCCTACTTTATAGAAATATGTACTCTTTTGGTTGTCAAAGAATTTCATTTTTACCTCTAATTCATCTGTTTTCTTACCTGCTAGTAAGTTCTCATAGTAAGTTTTTAGTACTTGAAACTTGAAGAAATCAAAATAATTGAATTCTTGTTTTTCTTCTGTGTTTGCCATAATTGACCTCTTTCTGTGCTATGCACGATTATGTAATATCATTTGAAAACCCCTGCTTGCTTCGTGTTGATAGGCTAAGTAGCTGATAAAATACGCCAGATAACAAATAAGCCAAGGCTTTCACCCCTAGATGAAGCCTTGGCTATGCTTATATGTATCGTTTAGATATATATTGATTAGTTTTATATTTATATTTCTAGTTCATGTTCTATTTGTTCTTATTTGGGTTAATTGTGTTGGAATGTGCATGGGGATTGAGTTAGAGATGGAATTGGGGAATGGAGAGTGGATAGGAGTTCCAAACATACCTTTTCCTCACACAACGCACAAGCCCATTTAGCCGTGGTCACACTGCTCCATGATAGTTTGTACCTAACTTTGATTTAACATGGCTTAATGGGCATTCTACAGGCTCTAACGAAGCGTAGTCTGCCTGCCTTATCCTACAAAACAATTAGTGGTATAACAAAACCAACTAAAGACAGGCAAGCGAAGTGAGTAGTAAAGAAGCGCCAAGAGAACGCACGAGGAGCGAGCGACAAAGGTGGCAAGGATAAAGCAAGGGGGAGAGGGGGTAAAGCGAGCGACCCACAAAGGAGAACATCCCCCCTAACACCACCGGTATTTTCTAACGCACAAAAAAATACCTTCTCTCGAAAGAAGGCATTCTGTAAAATATTATGTAAATCGCACATAACCTAAACGGTTATTACTACTATATTATAGCAGATTTTACATCCTATTTAAAGCTTATTGCTCAAATCTTAACTGTTCTTAAAAACAATTTGACGTTTTTTCAAAAATCATAAAAAATGAGGTTGTATTCGGACATTCGAGTAGTTTTTACGAAAGACGCTGACGAAAATAATGAGGGGAAACTGTCTTTGTTAGTACATTGTAATTCTCTGTTCAAACCTTATGTTATTTGGTTTTTATTTCCTAATAAAGATTTTTACAACAGGAAAGTAGAATTTGGTGTTTGTCCTCATTGTAAAAAGGATATTGCCTGTCTAGTCGAATACAGGAAGTCTGATGATATGAAATTCGTTAAATACTCTAAAAAGATGGAAGCTGATAAATTTAGAGAGTTATACAAATCAGAGATTGAGTACAAAAGCACTGATTTAATAATCAATAAAGGTACACCTTACGGATGGGTATATGGCGAAAATAAACAAATTATTGATAAAAAGACCGGTGAAATCGCTTATAAGCAAATAGCTTGCGATTTCTACGGCAACAAGGAAGAAATTAAAAGATTTTCACAGGCAGAGTAGCACTAGCTCGTTTTTAATCACAAATAGGATGTTTCACCTTTCTCTCGACTGTAGTACTTACAATCTCTGCCATTTTTTTATTTATGGTTAAAAAAGCTGATACTAATAAAAAGCATAAACCACTTGCCAGGGATTGGGATAAAATCCGTATGATGTGGTTAAGAAACGAGGATTTAGATTATATTCTAGATGCTCTGCCTGATGTTGATGTTACAAAGAATACAATTGTTAAAAAGATGTCTGCCGAAGGCGTCACTGCTAAAAGGAGAGCTATTCAAGAGCGGGCAATTGATGATGCTACTAAAATAGCTGAAAAAGATAAACTTTATGTTAATTCACTCTGCATAGATTTATACAACAAAGGGGCAGATATTATCCAATTCATTCTCGGGCAGTATAGTCAAGAGCTTATGGCGGGTAATGTCGCTAAGGGGCAGGCAAGAGCTACCGCTTATAACGTTGATATGCTTATGTCTGGCCTTACGAAAATTCAAAAAGGTCTAAGAGTTGCCTATGGTTATGATGACAAAGGTAATTTGTGTGAAAAAGAACCGGAAGTAATGATTATTGAAGGTTTTGATAAGGACAAGATTTAGTGGAATACATTGTAGAAAAAACACAAAAAGTTAAAAAGCTTTCAGATGAAGATAAACTCACTCTTGCTAAGAAAATTTCAGAGGAGTTTAAGACTTATGATAACGCTAGAGCATCTCAATTAGAGAAGGCTCAAAGACTTATTAATGAAATCTATTTTAAAAAAGTGATAAAACCAGATGCCAGTTCTACTAAGTCCTGGAAATGCACACTCAAGATGGGTAAGGCTTTTATGTTTCATCAAATTTTGAAGGCTTTTATCTGGAAAAATATCTATGCGAATATGAATTCTATGTTTGATGTTTCAGGTGAAAACCTCGAAAGTGATAATAACTCAAACAAACAAAAAACAATGCTTGTTGATATCTGTGAAAAGATGGAGTATGGCAAAACTTGTGACAAAATTATTGATAAGTCATTGATTTATGGGGAGCTTATAAGCTTCTGTACATGGAGAAAACTATCTGAGGAGTATAGAAGACCTATTAGCTTTTTTAATGGCATTAAAGAACCTTCTAAGCTCCTTCAAATAGCCTCTGCGGTTGCAAAAGGAGATAAATTTTATATTGACGAAAGGGTGACATATGATAATCCTTACATCTATTGCGTTGACCCTGCTAACTTTGTATTTGATACTACTCAATTAGATATGAATTGGGAAACCTGCCCCAAAATTAACAGGACTTGGAGAACTCCGGAAGACATTATCAACAATAGATACTTTGAAGTGCCTAAAGAGGTTGCTAATGACCTTAGAGAAATGATTAAAACAGGGTCTGATGACGGCAAATTATCAACTCAAAATCCAACTTCACTAAAACAAGAAACCAGAAATGGTACTACTGTCGAAATGTTAGAACATTGGGGCGATTTAATGCTTACCGACGGCACTGTATTGAAGAATTGGTATGCTGTAGTAGTCGCAGGGAAATATCTTGTAAGATTTGAGAAAAATCCATTCATTATTAATCCATTTTCATATGGAACATACTTTCAAGACCCTGATACAAAAAGAGGAATTTCACCTCTTTATTCAATTCTAGATATTGCAGAAACTCAAGAAGATATTCTTCGAAGAACAATGAACCTTCAATCACTAACAGAAAATCCTCCTGTTTTGGCGCCTAAAGGTTTTTTTGGGGATGATGCTGATGATATTGACTTATATCCGGGTAAAATTATTGAATATGACCCTCAATTATATACGGAGTCAAAAGTAACACCATTAGATTTTGCTGTTAATGTATTTAGTCAAGACTTGGAATACATTGACGATTTAATGTCTGAAATATCTGGCGTATTTCCTAATATGGCAGGTGGTTCGGAAAATGACAGAACAACAGCCACGGAAATTTCTACGAAAGTAGAAGGTCAATTAACCCGTCTAAAAATGCTTTTAGATGTAATAAATCAAAACCTTATCTTATCAGACGTTAAAAAGATTGCTAAATTAAAAGCTAATTTTACTTTTGGCGATGAAACAGTATTTGTAAATAATGAAAATAAGCCTGAAAATGTAACTATCAATGATGAAGTTAGACAGGCTGATTATAGATATACTTATGCAGATAGAAGTGCCACAAATGAAAGATTTAATTATGTTGATATGGTGGCACAAGCTGTACAAATGTTTATTAAAACAGGACTGCAAATTAATATTGAAGAGTTCTTTACCTGGTTTATGGAACAGAAAGGTGTTGAAAACCCTGAAAGGTTCTTAAACATACAACAAATCCTTTCTCCGGAAGTTCAACAGGCTCTTTTAAACAATCCAACCCTAGCCCCTGTTATACAAGAGATGCAAAAAAGAGTTGAGATGGCTAAACAAGGTCATAAATTGCCGGATAATGAACCGGTTGAACAGCCTATAAATGCGCTCAAGGAAGGAGCTTGATGAATGTCTAAAGAAGATATTTTAAGAGCTAAATATGATTTAGTTACCGGTGAAGATTGTACTAAGCTTAGAGCGCTTGAATTAGATTTTATCGTTGAGAAGGCCAACTCACAATTAAGTGCTGAAATGCTCAGGGGTATGTTATTGCTCATAAACGAGCGCGATAGATGGGAAAGAGAGTACCTTGCTCTATGTAAGCAAGCTAATAAGGAGTAATTATGGATACAGAATTAGAAAATACGACAGTTACGGATAATGCAGATAACTCTGCTAGTGATGGATTAGGTCTAGATGAACAGATTGAAAAAGCACTAGATGAGCCTGCCTCGGAGCCGACAGAGGCTGAGCAAGAAGAGGTAGTGACTGAACCCGGGAAAAATGAACAGGATAACATCATTGAATGCCCTGAAAAATTCAAAAACGAAGATGGTTCAATTAATATCAAAAACCTCATTAAGTCGTATACCGGATTAGAACCTCTCATTAACCAGAAAAGTTCTTGGGAAAAAGAACGAGCAGAGCTTTTGAAGTACAAAGAACGTCTGGAGGCATTGGATAAACAGAAAGAAGACAATGCTAAACAAGCAGGTTTTAATTCAGCTTTGGATATGCAGCAAACATACGAGGTTGCACAATACGAAGCAAATGAATATTTGAAGTACTTGCAATACTTAGATGATGAGGCTAGAGAAAATGTACAAAATCTTTTGTACAGATATGCTAACAATCCATCAGAAAAGTTAATGCGGGAAATTGAAGTAGAATTCGCACCGGATGTAAACAAACGTATTGCAGTACAAGCTGATAGAATGAGAACCAAGTTTGAGCAAGACAGGCAGACTATGGCCGAAACAACAAGGCTCACAAACATCGAAGATGTTATCTCTAAGTCTGTTGATGCTCACAATGAGTTATTCAACTATGAGCCGTTTAAAAATATGTTCGTTAATACTTTGCACAGATTTGGTGACAACTTCACTTTTGAAGATGCTCAGGTATTGATGAATACAATTGTAGAGCTGAAAAGTGCGTTTGAGGAAGAGTTTAAGAAGAACTCAGCTTCTAATGAAGCAAACAAACTGGCAACTGATAAATTAGCTTCTATTTCAGGTTTAAACTCTGCTCCTGCATCTAGGCAGCAAATGGATAGAGTCGATTTAAACAAATTGAGCAACGTCCAACTAGATAAACTGTTAGACAAATATATATAGGAGAGTAGAAAATGGCAATAGAACAATTAATAATTGGTACTTTTAATAAGTCATTTAACAAGTATATCTATGATGATTTAATCATAGGTCAGCTGGCACATACTGAATTCAAAAACGGTGTTAAAAAAGGTGATGAAGTTGATATTGAAATGCCTGTATTACAGAGATTATTTGATTATACAGGCGGTGACCTTCCTGATGCAGAAGTCGTAACTTCTTCTAGCACCAAAGTTCGTATCGACAGAGGTAAAGCATTCCACTTTGAAGTTAAAAAGCTTGATGAACAGCAAATTGAAAATGCACCTGATATGAAGCAAAAAGTGGATTTGGCTAAAAGATATTCGGAAGATGGTATTAAACAATTCGCTTCTGCTATTGACCAGGCTTATGCAAGTTTATACACAAGAGCAGGTCATTACTTAGATGATGATGGTGATGCAATTGCATTAGATGCTAACACTGCAAAGGACATCCTGGCTTATATGCAAGCTAAATTTCAGAGAGGTGATGGAAAAGGTCATACTTCCTGGGTTGACGGGCAAATGGTTGTTATCGTTCCGCCAGAGTATCAATTCTATCTTGGCAAGCTAGAAGATTTGAAATATGTTGAGTCTGGTCATAAGAAGATGGCTAAAGGCTTCATTGGACAGCTTTGCGGCTGGGATATTCATGTATCTAATAACATTGCTCAAAATGAAGATGGTTCAATGTATCCGCTGTTCGGTATTAAAGGTAAAACTTTGGCAGGCGGCGTATCTTCTGACTTAAATATGCAGCACTACATACCTGAAAAGAACTTTAACACTAGATATAAGGGATATGGTTTGTATGGTGTTGGTGCGCCTAGGGCAGATTACTTCGGCACTGTTAAGATTAAAGCACCTTTGACTTTAAAAGCTTCTTAATGGGTTATATAAGCATTAGGGGATTGGCACATAATTAATCCCCATTTTTAGAAATTTATAGGAGAATAATAATGGCACAAGATGTTATAAAAGTTCAGCTTCCTGTTCAAGAAGCTACACAATCTGTTGAAGTTGTTGCTTTTGCAAAACAAACAGTTACTCCTGCTAATGGGATTAAGATTGAAAAAGCACTTGCCAATAAAAATAACTCTTTAGTTATCGTTATTGAATGTACGACAGCAGGCGCTGTAACAATTAAGGCAGGCGACAATTATCCTAACGCTATGCTAGGAGATTTGACTATCACACCTACAAAAGATAAAGTAAACGCAATCATTCTTGAAGATATTTCAAGATTTGAAAACAGAGATGGTTCTGTTGACCTTGCATTTGCTTCAACATTTGCGGGCACTATTTACGCTGTTGCTAAAAGGGCTGGCCTTAGACCGGTTGAATAATAAGAGGGGGATTATTCCCCCCTCACTATTATTTATTCATACCTTCCAGGTACACCGTCAATGCCACCCATATCTTGCATATCATAATCTCTTATAGGTTTTTCTATATGATTTATACAATTTACAATCTTGCAAATATGATTAGAAAATAGCATGGCGTATTTTGCACTAAAAACCGATAAACTTATAAATACTGCTAAATAAACGCAAGCATGCAACACTAAACTATATTTATCATCTCTGATTGTAATTTTTATCTCATAGATACTTGCTATTTTAGCAAATACTAATATTTCAAATAAACAAAATAAAAGTAAACAAAAAGCGTATATTAGATTATGACCGAAGGACATGTCATAATCTATAAAAAATATAATCAATAATGGCATTATAATGGCATAGTAAATCATAGGAAATTTTTCCTTAAATTCATATACTAAATCGCCGAGATATATCAATAATTTCATATTAGACTCCGCAAACAACATCCTTATTGTTCTTGAGTATTCAAACAGCTTCCTGAATTTAATACCGTTCAATTAATCTGTACGTAGCATTGCCAGTGATTTTATTAATTGTGATAACTTTTTGTCCTTGTATTCTTTGTTCAAAACAAGTTAACCGAAACAATAGAAATACTGTTAAAATACATAGCAATGTTATTAGTATATTTTTTCGGTTACTTATAAAATTTTGTTTAAACTTATTAACTTTTCTACGAAGTTTTATAATATTCGGACTTTTTCGTTTCTGCTTTATCTCGGTTTCCTCTTTTATCACCATGTCTTTTTTTTTATTTACTTCTGGTATTCCTAAGTAAGTTTCGTGTATATCCTTTGCTGGTGAAACAAGAAGTATAATAAAAAACGGAGCAACTATCAGAGCACAATATGGGTTTATGTAATATAAAATAAACGCAGATGTACATAACAATATTGCATAAACCCAAGAGCGATTATTGTTAAGTGTAATATCTAGAAATCTTTTTTTGACAATAAATATAGAACAAATGCAAAGATATAAACCTAAAAAGCAAAATATGATGTTGTCATAAAAATCAGGCGGTATAAAAATATCAGCAATTTTGTCAATACTTTTCATAATAAATGAATAGATAAAATAAAAAGTTCTGTTCATTCTACCGGTTGGGGTAAATGGATTTTTACTATATTCAAATGTTTTGTTCTGCTTTTCTTTAAAAGATGTTTCTTCGTACTGTAATGTACTCAACCCTACCATATCAGCCCCCACATACTTTACAGGATTGACCGCCGCGATTTATAGCTTGTGATTTCATAATGAAAATACAATTTTGAGTGCACTTTCTAGCCCATTCGCAACCTACATTATGATATATATGCGATTTCTGGTTATAGGCTACTTTATAATCATTCAAGGCATAGCAACAAATTCCACATGCCATTAATGTTGTTAAGCCTATCGTAATAAAGAATAGTTTTTTTCTCATTTAAAAATCCTTTACTGTCATAATTAATCCATATCAAAAGCACGGTATTCACCTGTGCTATAATCATATACTTCCACCTCATCATCGGAAACACTCTGAACTTCTACCGTTCTATAGCCAGCGTGTCCATAATCGTATATTTCAATATCCCTTCCCGGCCTTACCAATTGACCACTTTCAATTTCTATATAATTACCAGTTTCGTAATCAAAACCATCACAAGCAAATGCAAAATTGCATGTCAATGTAATAGATATAATAATTATAATCTTTTTCATTTCACCTTCCTTTTAATTCAACCATGTTACATGCTCTTTAATTTTTTAACAATTAACCACCTAGCCCATGTATTTTACATTACAATAGTACTTTTTGCAATATATAACATGCAAATGTGTTCGATACTAATTTCATAAGACATAATATTGATAAGGTAAGATTATGGAATTAAGAAAAAGATTTGGGAAACGAATTAGAGAGTTGCGTATAAATGCCGGTTTAAAACAAGCTGAGCTGGCGGAGATAGTAGGAATTGCGACAAAAACTCAAAGCAGTATTGAATGTGGTATCAACTTCCCTAAACCCAGGCTAATTGAGAATTATGCCAAAGCATTTAATCTAGATGTTGCCGATATCTTCTACTTATATGATACACCTGCTCCAAAAGATGATTATAAAGAAGCTCTTTGTGAACTACTAAATGAAGCCAACAATAAGCAAATAGAACTTATTTATAAACACGCAAAACTTGTTATGGAAGGTTAGTTAACACAAAAAATAAAGATAACAAACCAGCTGTTTTTAAGATGGCTTTTAATAAGCCCGTTTTAATTTCTTTATTTCCATGCACAGGCACTACTATTCTAGCGTCTTCCCCATCTTTAATAAATATATGGTGAGAACCAGATATTCTTACTAAACTCCAACCGTTTTCTTCCAATATTTTACAAAGTTTTTTACCGGAAATATTTTTCATAATATAACTGAAATTACTTCCCCATCACTAGGTGTTTCAACAGAAAACCAAGCCTTGATAGCTTCTTTTATGTTTTCTGTAACTTCTTCTACAGTGTCACCTTGCGTAAAACACCCTTTTAAGGCAGGCACTTCTGCCCAGTAACCATTTTCTTCTTTATGTAAAACAACATCAATATTCATAAGACACCCTTTATTTATATTATCACATGCATTTTGAATATTTCAATATATCTCGAAAGGAGTTTATATATGATAAAACTGTTATTCAAACCAACAGGCAATATTTTTACGCTTCCAGACGATGAGGCCATTAGAATAAAAGCTTCTGACAGAGGTAATTATGAAGTTCTGGATGCAGGTTTAAATGAACCTGAACCTACTATCACAATCTCACAAGAAGAAGTTAAACAAGTTCTTGAAGCTAAAGCAGAAAAGATTGCTAGGGATGATAAAGCAATTGCAGAAAAGGAAGCTAAAAAAGCTAACAAAAACAAAAAACGTGTTAATCCAATCTTTAGAAAATTCGATGCAAGTGATTTAGAAAAATTAGAAAAAGATGTTCTCGAAACTCTTGCAGGTAAATTAGGAATAACAGACCCTCATAATAAGAAAAAGGCAGAGTTAATCCGTAGAATTAGAGAGTTAAGAGGTGAATAATGACTCTTACATTCATTGATTTATACAACACTTGTGCAGGTCAGCCCTGGTCTATGTATGATAGTGATGCTGAGTCTATAGACGACCTTGAAAGCGCTTTAAAGATATCAATCAACAAAGCTTTATCTTTCCTTTGGAACTATCAGCCATGGTCTTTCCGTTACTATACTCAATTAATAAGAACAAAACAGAATAAGACCTCTTACTCTTTGCCTAATGGTATTATCACTAAGAAGGTTGTTAATGGTAAGGAAAAATTTGGAATTAAGTACAATGGCAAAAGCTTAACCTATGTTGATGATGAAGATGAATTGGATACTAAAGAAGGTGAGCCGGAGGCTTTTTATATCAAAGGTGAAAACTTATATCTTTATCCGGTCCCTGACGATACTTATTTAATCACAGTTGATTATTTGCTTATGCCTTGTGCATTAACTGCAGACGACGAACAAATTTATGAACTAACAGAAGAAGACGATAAAGTAAACATTCCTGAAAAGTATGAAAAACCTTTTTGCAATTGCCTAATCTCGCTGGCAATGATTTACGCAATTGCGGATGAGTCTGATGAAAACCATTCCGGCTATATGAAACAATATGAAGACTCTCTTGCTGTATTATTCAAGTATTGCAGGGATAAAGTTAGAAACAGAAGAATTATTTGGTAAATATTATACAAATCAATCTTCCATAAAAATTTTGATAACATCTTTATAATCAATACAAGTTCCTTCTATTTCCGGATGTCTTTCGATGTAATTCTTCGTGAAAAATACTTTAGCTGGAATAGCTCTATGGAAATATGTTCTAAGGTATAAGTCAGTAAATACAATAAAGAAATCTCTAAACATAAAAAACAAAGTCCAGCCAATAATAACAATGAACACTAGTTTTACTGACATTTTAATATACCACAGCATGCATGATACACTCCAAAATTTGTTCTACATAGGTTTAATATCATAAATGTATGAAAATAACAATTTAAAAGATGAAATATTCAATAAGGTTTTAGAAACTTTTAGCAAACCTTTTAATTATTACTATACTTCTTTATTACCGGGTATAGAAGAATATAATAGAGCAGATACTGTGAATATGACTCCAAACGAAATGAATAAATTCCGTCATATAACAGGTACTGCACAGGCAATAAATGATATTGGTTTACCTAGAACTACGATATATGGAATTGCTAAGGAAGCTAAAGATTTACTACAACACGAAGGTATAAAAGATACAATATTTGATATCAAAAACAACATTGAAGGTTACAAAATTCATTTTAAGTATCCTAAACTCAATGAAAATGAGCTCAATGATTATGCATTCAATAACTATATTAAACCTTATAGGAAATAAATGAGCAATATAACAAGCATTATTAACTGTAATTTTGGTGGCATCAGAAGAAAAGACTCTGTTTTCTCTTCTGATAAAATTACTTGTTCTGATTGCCAGAACGTAGAACTGTTTTTCACAGAGTTGAATTCAGGTGTTGGGATTAGAACTACATCAGGAAATACATCTGTTTGCAAAATATTACCTGCTGATGAAAAGATTATTGGCTTTTTTGAGTCAACTCAATTGGGTAATAAATATTTGTTTCTATATACTGAGTCAGAAACGCAAGGAAAGCTCTATTCATTCAACATTAAGGCAAATAGCTTAAAAGAAATTTTAAACGGCTTAACAGTCACTGGAAAGGCTTCGGGTGTAGACTTTGCACAGGGGTGGCTGGATATGTTTATCTTCTCTAACGGGGAAGAAGTAAAATACATTTACAGTAATACTGAAACTAGTGAAGCGCTTATTATTGAGTCACCAGAAAATATTAAGCTTGTTGATGTGGAAGATAGAACTGTTAAAGGTCTTGGATTAGTAGTTTTTGATGGCAGATTGTGGATATTTAATGACAAAATTCTTTGGTATTCGCAAAAAGGGGATTGTCGAATATTCAACTATGTTGATACTGAAATTAAAACAAGTTCTGGTTATATTGAATTTGTTAAAAATATTACAGCTATCTATCCATATTTAGGCAGTCTGGCAGTATTTCACAAAGACAGTTCAGTGTTAATTAAACTAGATGAAACTACATTATTTAAACAGGAGGAGGAGTCGCCAGGTGGTTGTGCTTCGTATAACTCTTTGGTGTTTCACGGTACTGATTTATATTTCTATGATGATACTAAAAAAGGTGTGTTTTCGTTCCAGCAAATAGTCAATGGGGATAAGACTCTTGGAGAAAATATTGCCTTAGATATTCAAGATGAGCTGATGAAGATACAACCGGCAGATATCGACTCTATTAGAGCTTTATCCGTTGTTACGTCAGACAGAAATGAAGTCTGGTTCTTAATCCCTATATCTGACGATAAAAAATATTCCTATGTGATGATTTTTGATTACATAAGAGGTGAGTGGGTTAAGAGAAAATGCCAGCACATCAATACAATAGGGATATTTGATAGTACTCTTTATTCTGCAGGCAATAAACTCTATCAAGAATATACAGGGGATGATTTTGACGGCGAATTCATAGAGTGTTATTTTAAATGCACATTGTTTAATTTAGGTTCTGATAATACACTTAAGATTACAAAGTTTCCGCCGAGAATAACTGTTGACGGCAGTTATATTAATGATTTTTATGTTAAATATGTCAAAAACTATGATTTGCTTAAGCAGCCTAAAATAAAACACATTAAAACAAAGACTATTAAGAATGTGCTTTATTACGATACTGACCAAACCTGGGATAGTGAATATATTTATATACCTAACGCATTAATGCAGATATTAAAGATGCCTTCTGCGACCTTTAAAGCATTAGAAATTACAATCTATACGCAAGATGCAGGACAAGGTTTTTATATCAAAACTCTCGAAATGAGCAAGGTTAAGGTTAAGCAAATATGATTGTTGTTAGAACTCCGGAGCATCCTTTATTTAACTATACAGAATGCAAAGAGATGTTTGAGAAGTATCACGACAAACTTGATGTCGATGAGTATGACACAGTTCTTAAGACGACACATTTCTTCTCTTTTATAGATTGGAATAAAGGTGAGTTGATAGGCTGCATATACTTCTATAAACAAGACGGCAGGTTATATGTTACTGCGTTTGCCGGAAGGAAACATCATTTAATAAACCTGGAATGCTTCAAAAAAAGCCTGACCTGGTATAGTTGCAATATTTATGCCGAGTGTAAACAAAAGACAGCTATTATCTGCTTATTAAAATCAGGCTTTGAAAAACTAGAAAAAGATATTTACATATACAGGAGAAAAAGTAATGGGTAAAAGCAAGTCCAATACTTCTAGTACTTCAAGTAGTACACCTACTTTTATTGATACAAATACAAGTAATCCATACTATCATACAACTACTGATAAGAATGGCAACACTACAAACAATTTTGTAAAAGGTTCTGCCGGAGAAACGGCATACAATTTTGTTAATCAGAATATCTCTGGTTTGTTAAATGATTATTTAAATCCTAGTTTAAACAGTACTACAAATCAGGCTAAGCTTGCTTCGTTTAATAAAACCCAACAATCTAATTTGCAGAATAATATTATCAACCCGTTAGCAAGTAACAATATGGTTAGAAGTTCACAAGCAACAAATATGTACAACAATCTTTCTAATCAGTCTGCTGATTATGCAAATCAGTTGTTGGCAAGCTCGCAAAATGATACGTGGAATATGATTAACAATCTTATGAACTTGTATACAACAGGTTACACCGGCGCAAATAATGATATTTCAACAGCGCTGCAAGCTGCTGTCGGCAAAAATAGTACAACAACTTCAAATTCCTCAACATAGGTAGTTAAAATGACATTACAACAAAGAAAAGATGAAATATTTCAACGATTAAGAAATACTAAACTAATGGATAAATATTATTCAGCAAAGAATGAACGTATTGATAGTCCTATTTCTGATAATATTATTTCCGGAATAAATTTTTATGACGGCATAAAGGGTATTAAGCCCTATCAAACGAATAGTGCTATAAGCTCTGGTGCTGATACTGCAAATAGCGCTGTAGGTAATGCTATAAATTCTAATATTGCTGCTAAAGGTTTGGGCGGAAGTGCGATAAGTAACGCCGCAAATGCGCAAATAAACGGAGCTTCAAAAGCAGCAGGGGCATTTTCTAAAGTCGGCGGAGCAATGCAAGGTGTTGGACAAGCTGTTGGTAAAGCTGTACCGGCGGTAAATGCAATAACCGGGGGAGTCAGTGCGGTTAATAATTTTGCTAACGGTAATAATGTAGATGGTGCTTTAGATTTGGCTAAAACAGGTTTATCGTTTATACCTGGAGTAGGATGGGTAGCCGCTGGCGCAATACAAATTGCTCAAATGTTAAAAGGCGCTAAGGAAAAAGCTGACCAGAAAGCAATGTTGAAATCTCAAGAAGAAGCATTCAAATCTCAACAGCTTGCAGAAAACGAAATTGACGCTACAAAACAAGGGCTTGAACAGCAAAGGCAGGAAAATCTTGCTAATATGCAGTCACAAATGCAACAAGCACCATCTAATGAACAAATAACACAGGATATTTTAGCTCAGTATAATACTGGTAAAAATTCTCAGGCAGATATAGACCAGTTTGGGAAGGGTAATATTAATTTATATGATAGACCACTAGTTAAAAATTCAGACGGAACAACATCAACTGTTAGGAGTATGTCTTTTAATGACGGGCAAAATGAAATACTTATCCCTACTGTTTCGGATAGTGGAAGAATTATGTCGAATGATGAGGCCATTGATAATTATTATCAGACCGGAAAATATCTTGGGAAATTTAATTCAGTTGATGAGGCTAATTCTTATGCAGAACAACTTCATAAACAACAAGACAAATATTATAATGGGGCAACCGGTGCAGCCGCTCCTGCTTTACCTTTTGATGGTAGCGCAAGCCAAGAATTAGATAATAATGAAGCACAAAAACAATCAATCATGAGTTTATTTAAATCACTTGGCAATTCTGTTAGCAATGGTATTAGGGATTTTAGCAAAGGTTATCAGGACAATTCACAACATGGTTTCCTGGAAGGTGATTTATATAGAGGTCTAGCTAATAATGAAGTAATTCCGTCACAAACAGAAAACGGAACAATTACCGGCGGTGCTAATGAACTTAAAAAGACTCTTATGAATAGAGTTGGGGAACTCGCTGGTACGGGAGCAAGAGTAATGTCAAATCCTTGGACGCAAGCAGGTATTGCTGCTCTTGCAACCAAAGCAACAGGCGGAGATTGGGCAGACTCTTTAAATAATGCATATTCATACGGTACTGCAAAAGCTACCTCTAATTACTATGACAAAAAGCTCAATCCAGGAAAAGCTCCAAGCGCGTTATCCCGCTACACGAAAGATGATTATGCTGCTGATGCACTCGCTAAATACAGAGATACTATGACTTCCAACAATGCAAAGAGGGTGGATTACCAAGCTTATGCTAAAAAGGCTAAAGAATTTTCAGACCTGCTAAAATATGGCATGATAACTCCAGAAGAGTATACAAATGCTATGAGTTTGTTAAATAACAACTTCGAAAATGAAAATTATGCCGTAGGAGTTCACGGAGCTCAAGAAAGTAATGATACAAAGAAGGTTAACGAAACAAGCAGGCATAATCTTGTAACAGAAGATATTCAAGAACAGAATGCTAATACTAATGCCCTTAAAGCTTCTGAAACTCAAAATCATAATAGAAATACAGAAGGCATTGAAGAAAAGAAATATAACTTCGGGGTTGAAAAATACAATCAAAAACAAATGGAAAACAAACAAAAAGAGATTGCTAAGAAGGTTAAAGACGGAGAGCTTATCCGCTGCTCAATTAACGGGCAAAGCGGTTATCTTACTCCGTTACAGTTCAAAGAGGCCAGAAAAAAGTATGGCAAGGGAGTTAGCAGATTATAATGTCAAATCCTTTTGAAGAGTTCGGCGGTATAGCTGATTCAGAGTTATATAATGAACAGCCGCAGAGAAACAATACTTCTAAACCAAATTCAGACCCGTTTGCTGAATTTGGCGGCTTTTCTGATGCAAACATAAACGGAGCTGTGCAACCAAATGTTGTATCACTACCGAGAGTAACTTCTCAACCAAAACCTATTCCTCCGGTTGCACAGCCTCCTGTTAATATAGAACCTCCGCAACCTGTTTATGCAAATAACGGGGTTGTTCAAGGTGGCACAAGTCATAACTCTTATCTTGGCGCAGATGGCAAGGTACACTTTGAAGGTGAAGGCGATAATCAAATAGGCGGCCTAGATAAATTTAAAAATGCTTTGAAAGCAAAAGCTACTAACGTCGATGAATGGCTTAATCGTTCTGATTTTGACCCGAATGTACAAAAACAAAAAATGGACGCAATTCTTGCAATAGAAACTTTACCATTTGCATTTGGAAAAGGCGGGACTTGGGTAGCTTCCCAATTAGCAAAAGCTCCTGTCGTTGGTAAGATTGCAAAACCTCTTTTTGAGGCAGGCGGTAAAATTTTAAACAGATTGCCTAAACCTGTTAAGCAATTACCTAACCTAGCCTCGGAAGGTGCTATGTGGGGAGCATTTGACCACGGAGCTCATAAACTAGCCGGGTTTGATAATGAAAATACGTTAGGGCAGGATATGGCAATTGGCGCTATAGCAATGCCTGCTCTTGCTGGTGGACTTCACTTAGGTGGTAATATTGCGAAAGCTATTGTTAAAACTAAACCAGTCAATGCTATTTCAAATGTCTATAACAAACTATTAAACAGTGAAACTCCTATTGGTAATACAATTGCTAACATACAAGGCACTCTAGCAGACACATTAGGAGTCGATGCCGTTAATGAAACTGCTAGAAAATATCAAAAGCTTAATAGAAATATTTCTCGAGGTAATACTGCTCTTGAAAAAAGATTTTCTAAATCTGACGTAGATGAAATAAATAATGCTGCTGGCTTAAATGAAGAACAAGAAAAACTTATTTTTGACAGATTGAAGAATGGCGACCCTAAGAAAAGTACTGTTACAAATGACCGGGCAGAGGCAAAAGAATTATTTGATAATCTTCTAAAAAAAGAAAAAGCTTCAGAGCATGCAGAAGACGATTTAAGCCATGTAAAATCAAAAACAGATGTAGTTAATCCTAAACAGGATGTAACCCATCTTAAAAACGATGCCAGCCATGTTTCTGATGATGCTGAAAGGTTTAAGATTAAGCTACCTGATGATAATGTTTCAGAAGATAACTTTTTCAAAAAAAGAACAAAACCTATTACAAGGGAAGAAGCTCTTGCTAATGCAAGCAAGAATACAGGACATACTGTAACAGAGTTTATTCCTGATGAAAATGCACCTCAAATTAAGCGCAGTGCATATGGCGGCAGAGTTCATATTGAAAAAGGCGGTAAGCCCTGGATTGCATACAGCAAGAAAAAGAAACTGCCTAGTGGAAGTGCAGAAGGTGTTGAGGGAGCTAATAATCAAGCCTATTATTTACATAGTGTAAATAAAGTCGAAGATAAACCTTTAAGTATGGAAGATTATAAAGCAGGTTTTTCGACTGTAAACGAAGATGTTCTCGAAGACCTTGATTGGCTAGAAACGATTGAAAAAGAAAGAGAATTAGATAAGTTAGATAATTACTATGTTAAAAAAGATAAAAATGCAAAGGCTTTTGATGGTGAAGAAGATTATAACTATGATGAAAAAAGCAATAATTACGAAAATGTACTCGACGCACGACGTACTGAATATAATAAGAAATATCGTACTAACAAATCTAAGTTTATTGATGTAACAGGCAAAGAACCTACAAATCGCATAATAAATTTATTCAGAGGAAATGGAAGCGATACGCAAGATTTAATTGGCAAATTAGTTCCATTTAAAGCTATACTTAGTAAGTTAAAAGGCAAAGATGAAGCACTACTAAAAGAAATTACATCAAAGTTCGGGATGAGACCTTATAAGTTTGTTGCAGAAGAAGCTACCAGTACATCCGAGAGATTTATTAATAAGGGTAAATATATCGAAGTAAGAGTATTACCTAAAGACAATACAAAAACTTATAATTTAGATGAATTTTTCAATCGTGAAAAATATACAAAAATTGAGTTAAAAAAGGATGCTATATGGAATGAAAAATTTAGGGATTATCGTGTTCATAGAAGAAAACAAGAATTTGTTAAAAAGTATAAAAAGGAAATAGAACAAATTTATAAACATAAAGAAAACGGAACAGCTTTAACCAATGATTTGAAAAATATCAAACTTGGTTTACAAGCTAGACAAAATGCTGTTGATATTTTTAAACCAAAACATTATGCACAAAAGGATTTAGATTATGCGAATTTAATCAAAGGTCAAAATGTTGACAACTTGAATATTATCATTTCCGATAATAAAAATATGATAGATGGCGCATTAGGATTTTTTGATAAAAACACTAATGATATCATTATTTACAGGGGAGAACGCACAAATAAGGAAATTTCTGAAACTATATGGCATGAAACTCAACACGCTATGGACATAATAAAAATCAGAAATTTACCGGATAATCATCCTGTAAAAGTATTCTATGAAAATAATCAAAAAGAGTATTCAAAAGTAGCTAAGTATTTAACAGACAAAAAACTTAAAACTTACCGTACTTATGTTGTGGATTACCTAAAAAAACGAAATTTAGAAAAGCTATTACCATTAAAGAAGAATGATATCGTTGATAATCTTGAAAAATATGGTAAAATGCTAAAAGAAGAAGTCAATAATGGAAGAATTTCAAAAGATGTTGCAGATTTTCTTTCAAAAGAAGCTGATGCATTACAAAGATATTACAATGACTTTTTTGAAATCAGGGCATATAATGCGCAAAATAAGATAAAAAATGGAGATATAATTGATGAGTTGGGAAGATACAATCAAGAAAATCGAAGCAGGGACATTCAGCATATACGATATTCCGGAGATAATGAACCAAGATATTTCGGATTGCGACCCATACGACCACAAGGAAATTCATCACATAGTAGACAATCTATACGAACTAACGAACGAAAACAGACAGATGGCAACTTTGAAATAAATGAGGACGTTAATGGACAATTACAGCAAGATAAATCAACATATCGCGGAGTTGATAAAGCAAGATATGGATTTAATGACATTGGAGAGCCGTATAGAGAACCCGGAAATATTGGAGAACGGTTTGATAGATTGGGACATGAGCGAACCCCCAATAACAGCAAAGGAACAGAAGTTGATAAACGACTTAATGAAGCTATACTAGAAGAAGGGGGAGAAAGTGTCGAACCACTCAAAGGATATTTTGACAACAACATTAGACATTCTGAAACAGGGCGGAACTCCAGACTTACTGGAAATGGAAGTTCTTCGTATAAAGGAAACAATCAAGGCTCAAACAATGAAAGAAGCTATCGACTTGACGGAAAGCTTCCTGAACATGAAACAGGGAGAATTGGATTATCTAAGGAACAAATACAAGGAGAGCAACGACTAGCTCCAACTCCTCAATCGTTCATTAAGAGCATTCGCAATTCATCTAAACATCAAGAACAAATCAAGATTGATTTTGATATTATTACGCAAGACCAAGCAACCAACAGACTTAAACAACAAGCTAAAGATGGTGAAGGAGTTTACTTTAAACAAGGCTTTGGCAAAGCTAACGACAAAATAGACCTTACTCGTAACTACAACGAAAGCAGGGAAAATAAAGTAGGTCATTTTGGTGAAAAAGCATTAGAAGGCTTAAAAGAGCACGGAAGCACAAGGGATATCCTTATTGAAACCAAGAAGGAAGAAATTAAGCTTCAACATCTAAAGGACTCTGTAGATTTTATTGAGTCAGAATTTGCTAAACCTATTCCCGCATCAGGAAAAGCGTCTAAAGGTTATGTAGCAGTTAATAGAAATCTTCTTGCTAATGCTGTTTACGGTAAAAAATCAACAGCCTGGTATGAAATGATGCTGCAAGGCGAAGAAGCTATTAAGAAAGCTTTCAAGAATGAAAAGGTCGCTAAGAATTGGATAGAGTTAGCGAATAGAAACTCTAAACCTGATTATCAATTGCCTGAACAAGTCTTTAAGAAGCTGTTTGATGGCTCCGGCGAAACTGTGGCTGAGTATTGGGCAAGGTATGGAAAAGACCAGACCGGAAAAGCCATTGCTAAAACAGCAGGTGCAATCCTTGATGCATTCAATAACTCTTTCAAGAGAGGGGTTTTAACTTCATCATCATTTGTATTCAATAACAGATTTGGCAACCAAATGATGATTATGGCAAAATCTAATCCTGTCGAGTATATTAAAAGCTTTTATCAAGCAGCAAAACTTAAAGACTACGAGTTACCTGCCGAAGTGATTGAAAGCTCTTTACTTGAAGCTGTTGAGGGGTATAAAACTAGACAAACTTACACTGGTTGGCAGTCATTAGATAATTTCCTAAATCTTTGCGGAGGGCATACAATTGATACATCCACTTTGAAAACGATGAAAGCTGCTTATGATAATGGACTTCACTTTAAAGTTATTAAAGGTAAAACTGTTCCCAAGAAGATAGTTGAAACTCATAATGCTAAATCATTAAGTGCGGAAGCTTTGAACATTTGCATAGGCTTGCCAAATAAGGCCTTTAATAAAGTTTGTGATAAATTAATGAAGCTTAATGAGAAGATGGAACGCTTTGAACGTAAACAAGTCTATGGCATTAAAATGAACAGGGTTAAAAAGGATTTGGTTAAAAAGACCGGGCAAAGTATGATTTCGCAAGAAGCGTTTCTAAACCACATCAAAGACTACCCTGAACTTGAAGAAACAATGGTCAAATTTATTGAAGATACTCTTGGAGATTATAATAACTTCAATAAGTTTGAAAAGAAAGTTCTTAAAAGAGTTGTACCTTTCTATTCCTGGTATAGAACTATTACAAGACACACATTGACCCTTGCAAAAGAAAATCCTGCCAGATGTGCAATGATATTCCTTGAATTAGAACGTCTAAAAGAAAAAGATGAAGATTTAAAAGAGTGGCAGCAAGGGGCATTAAGAACTGGAGTATATGACAGCCGAAGCAACAAAGAATTGCTTATAAATAAGACTGCTCAGATACCTTACAGTACGTTTAAAGAGTTTATTGATGAGTCAGGTAAGGGTGGACTTTCTCCTGCGATTAAAAAGCCTATGGAAGCCGTTAGAGGTAAGCAATTCTTTAATGACAGTGAAATTACTAGCCGTAGATATATGAAACACACAAAAGGTTGGGGCGAAAAAGCCAAACAAGGTTATTTAGATAAGAAAACCGGTGAATTCAAAGAAGGTAGTTTACCATTATCACCTCGGTTGAATTATCTTGGCAAAGAAGCTTTAGAAACTGTTTATCCTGCAATGCGTTCACCATTATTAAAACCCGAAGCAACTATTCAAGGCTTGGGCAACTTAATTGTTAATGGCGGCTACAAAGAGCCTGATAAACTGTATGATGCCGATTTAGGCGGTTATAACAAAAATGATAGGTTTATTGGCAAAAACAAGAGATATGCAGCTAATGATACGTCCTCATCCACCAAAATGATTAATAGGTTCTTAGGACTTTCTTTACAGAATAAGCAACCTCTCAACAAAGCTGAAAAAGAAGCCTTGAAAGAAAAATATAAAAGACAATACAAACGCATGTATGATTAACCAGCAAAGGGGATAGAATGACTATTACAGAAATTGAGTATGGTTCAATAGCTTCAAGTAAGAAATTGAACGACAATTTTAATGCACTAAACAAAGATATTCAAGACCTTGCAGAAAGTTTGAATACAACTAATGCAAATCTGGCAACAAGTATTTCTACACTAAATAAAAATATAGCTAAACAAATAGAAGATATTAAAATTTTAATAACAGATGTCTTTGATATTGGTGCACCACAATTATCTCTTGACGGTTTATTGCCTGATAATTGTGTTTGGTATGAAGGTGCGGAGGTTTCAAGAGAAACTTATTCTTTATTATTTGAAAAGTTTGGTACTACCTATGGAGAAGGAGATGGAAGCACCACTTTTAACCTGCCTAACTTTGTAGGAAGGGTGCCGTGGGGCGCTACTGACTATGGGTATATTGAACCGGGATTGCCGAATATTACGGCACAATGGGATGCCGATGATTATTCTGGTCATGTTTCTGGAGCGACATATATATTTAATTCCGGTGGATATGTTGCTAAAGGGGGAACTACAACATCATATCGTTTGTTTGGCTTTGATGCCTCACGATGTTCTTCTGTATATAAAAACGAAATAAAAACTGTGCAGCCACCGGGTTTAAAAGTCAGAGTTTATGGAAGATATCAATAGGAGTTTATATATGAAAATATATCGATATGATGATGAAGGGGTGTTTTTAACAGAAGATGAAGGGTATTTAGACCCCGAGGAAACAAAAAAACAAGGTAAAGAGATTTATATGCTTCCGGCTAATTCAACCTTTACAGCTCCGCCCAAAACTAACAATGATGAAATTGCTATATTTAAAAATGGTATTTGGAGAATTGAAAAAGATTATAGAGGGCAATATTCTTGTAATGAGGAATTGAATATCGCAATTGTAGATTATATCGGTTCACTTAAAGACGGGTTTATTCTTATAACAAAAGACGAAGCTGATAAAATTCAAAATGATAGGCTTTACTATATTGTTTCTGACGGAAAGCTAGTTGAGAACCCTAACTACGAAGCTGATAAAAAAGAAGTTGAGGAACAACATGTTAAACAATTAACAGTGACAAAACGTGTTTTTGCACTAGCCTTACAGAAATTGGGAATTACATATACACAATTAAAAGAACTTATTGCAACTAATGAGCAGGCACAACTTGAATGGGATTTGTGTGTTGAACTAGAACGTTCTAACCCACTGCTCGATACTATGGCTAGCCAATTGAGTATTACTCCGAAACAGTTAGATTACATTTTTAAAGTCACAAACGGTGAGGAGGTTTAGAAATGGCTTTTACTATCGATAAAGACGGAAATATTACGCTCATTCAGGGGGACAGCGGGGAACTTGTGATTAACGGCTTACCTACAGATAAGAATTATTCTGTTTATTTTGCTATTCAAGACGAAAACCGTAACCCGATTGGTTCTGAAATCGAGCTGGATACAAATAATAGTTCATCTGTAATATTTACAATTACTGGCTCATTGACCAATTTATTAACTGTTAAAAAGGATGATGAAACAGCGACATATTATTATGGTATCAAATTGTGCAATAAGGATGATTTTATGGAGGATACACTATTGATTGGAAATACTCAAATTGGAAGTTTGAATACAATAACAGTTTACCCTAAAAAAGTAGAGGGAATTTAGTAATGGTTGATGTTAGCTCTAGAAATAATAGAATAAATGTGAATGTATCATCTGCAGGAAATAAATATAGTGTAGACTTTGGAACTTGTCAAGAATATTATGATGGGGCAGCTAAAGAATGGGCTATATCAGATAAGCTTGTGCAGGGTATAGATTATTCTTCTAAATATTATGCGGGTAAATCAAAAGAACTTGCTCAATATGCCTTACAATACAAAAATGATGCACAGGAAATTGCGGATACTGCTGAAACAAATATTAACAGCTTAACTTCTAAGTTTAACAGCTTATACTCGGAAAAATCTGAGGCTTTGCAGAGTGAATATTCAACTTATTCAAGCAGTCTGGAAGCTGCTAAAACTTCTGCGCTTACAAGTATTAAAACAACAGGCACAGATGCTTATACAAGCGTAACTACTGCAAGTACTACTGCTCTAAGTGATATAACAAATGCTAAAAACACTGCGGTGAGCAGTATTAATGGTTTATCTTCCGATTTTATTTCTCTGTATACCAAAAAGTCAGAAGCACTATCAAATGAATATTCAGGATATTCAAATAATCTTGAAACGGCTGCAAATTCTGCAGTGACAAATATTCAGGCTGTAGGTACAGAAGCATATACAAGTATAACTACATCAGGTACTGCATCTTTAAGTGATATCACTGCTGCTAAAAATATTGCAGTAGAAGATATTCAAAATGAAGCCGAAACGCAAATTAGTAATATTCAATCTACAGGTTTCTATATGCGGGATGGCAAGCTTTATTATACAGATAGAGAAGGACAAGAACAGGAGTTTAAAAGCGGAGGTGACGGCCTGCCTCTATTATCTATCCGCCATGCCCTATATGTTAATGAAGCTCTGGGGCTGGATTACTATCTCAACGGTCAGTTGTTAACTATCAATAAAAACCTGCAAGGTGCAGCTGCAGCACTCATATCTTTGCAGACAACAACTCCGTCATTGTTTACAACCGAGCAAAGTTGGCAGGCTGAAAAAGAAGCAAGCGACTACGGTCAGGTTGGTAAGTTTGTACTGAATTATGATGATGTAGCCGATAAATATCATGCTGTTGGATATGATAGATATATATTTGAAGTGAGTTTATATAAAACGACAGATACTATTAATTCATATAGAACGGCATTCTGCATTCACAAATTAAAAGATAATATAGAAGTTGGAGATATAGGATACTTATTTGACACTGCTACGGGAGAAGAAAACCAGAATATAACTTTTACAGTAACACAAGTAGAAGCTGATGCCGGAACAGAAAATGCTTTTTTTCGGCTTGGGGGAACTGTTAGTGGTTATCCTGATTATGACCCGCCTGGGTCAGGAATAGAAAGTGCTCTTGACGGCACTGATATTGCTGCTAATAACAATAACTCTCCTGTTTTGCAAATCTTGAAAGGGCCGACATATACAAAGAGCCGTTCCGGAGAAGGTAAAAATTTTTGTATTCCGGATACAACAATAGGTGCAGTATGTTATGAAGTGCCATATCCATCAAGCCCGAATAGTTTTACTGCTATACCTCATCTGCTTACACATTTTGAATTCGTAGACGGGGGGATATTGGGTGATAGTTCATATAGCATTGGGATAGACAATGAGGAAATATTAACCGATTATGGATTATATCCCACCCAACCTGTATATCATTATACACCTTCTACAAAGGTGCTTATTTCTATGCGTCTTCCTGCAGTAGTTAATGTGCAGGGGGTGCTTAATCTTCAAAATGCTGGCTTGACAATTAAAGCTGAACTGCCTAATATAATTGGCACATTCAGGGGTGGAAATACTATTAGTGGGACTGCACTTACAGGTGCTTTTTATAACGCTGGTAGTGCTGGAGATAGTAAATCATACAATGCTTCTGCAGGCAGGGAATATTATGAGTTATATGCGGGGTTTAATGCCTCTCTTTCTTCGCCGAAATATAAAGATGGTGCAACTGTTCAGGAAGAAGCAATTCAATACCCTTACGTTATCCGTTTAGCCACAGGACAGGAAACAGAGGTCAATATCACTAATGAGATTGAGCTGAATAATCCATTTTTCTTTGGAATGAGCCAGTATTTTGATGTAGAACCGAATAATCTCAGCTGGCTAAAATCTGATGGTGTGTACAAACCTAAATCTGTTTATCCTGACTATTACAACTGGATTTTAGAAAATGTTAATAAAGGGGTAGAAGGGTTTAAGGGAAAAGCATACGCATATTCTACTTCTGATAAAACGCTAACTTACTGGATAACTTCTCCTTCTCCTGCTGTAGGGCAGATTGTATACGGATATACTCCAATGAAGGTTGTAGGTAAAATAGAGAGCCTTGTTACTGATGGGTTTGTGTTTACAGAAACTATACTGGATTCCCAGCTAACTTTAACCAGAAATAGTCAATACGATACTACTATAGCAGATAATAACTGGATTAACGACTATGACTTTGTAATCAACACCTCTGATGAAACATTTAGGCTGCCTATTAAAGCTATAAATAGTAATTATAAATATAGCCATTTTCCAGATTTTAATAATAAAACTAGTTTAACAACTAATTTTATAGCACCCAATAATGGCTGGTTTTGTTTAAAAGCTGGAACGCAAGGAGCAGTAACTTCAATAAATGGTGTAATAGTTCAAGACTCTTTCCCAGCTGGAGCTAATTATTCTGATAGAAATATTTTTATCAGAGTTAAAAAAGGAGATACAGCTACTGCAATAGGTAAGGGTGGATATTTTGTACCAGAAATAGTAGTTAAAGAAACAGATAGCAATGATTTATTTTTATACTACTATGTTGGTGAAACAGTCCAGAATGCTAACCTGATTGACGCAGGGAGGATGCAAGAACAGATAACTAATATCAATGCGCCATCGCGCGGTTAT